CTCCGACATTGGCTGCGTACTTGCGCACTGCGATCGCTGTATCGAGAGCGAAGCCTGTTGCTCCTACTGTGAGGCCGCCAGAAGATACGACCACGCCGGAGAAGTCTGATCCAACAAGTTGCACACCGTTTGATGCGGTGTATGTTCCAGCACCAGAGAATTGCTGCCAGACGATCGCTGTTGTTCCGACTGTTACGCCGGTTGCTGTTTGCACCCATCCTGTGTTGTCGTAGAGAGTGCCGCCTGTTACGAAGGTGAAGTCGCCACCCTGTATTTCAGCTGAGGTGTTGAAGTCTGTTGCGCGTGTTAATACCCATGCGGTTGATCCATCGCCGACTGTCGTGACGGTGTAGATACCGTTCTGTGCTCCAGATGTTTGGTTCTTAACGAGTACGCGATCGCTGACGCTGAGGCTCACTCCGTCAAGGGTTAGAGCTGCGTTTGTTCCTGCGTTGGTCAGCGTTGCACCTACGCCAGATGATCCGTTGTCGTAAGTCGCGTTGAGGTTAGCGGTTGTTGCTGCGACCGTTGAAGCATGAATGTGCAGACCTTCTGCCACTCCATCGACATAGCCCTTTGTCGCTGCATCTGTTGATGCTGTTGGAGTTGCGAGGTTTGTGATCTTGTAGTTATTAAGGTTGATATCTGCTGTTGGTGTGGCGAGCGCATTGAGATTGATAGTTGAGTGCGCTGCGTTGTCGTGTGTTGGAGTTCCGTGTGTGTGATCTGCACGAGCTACTGATGTGCTTGAGCCGTTTGCAGATGATCCGCCGAAGGTTGTTTCTGCTGTGACATTGCCGAACGATGGCATTGCGTGTGCGTGATCTTCACGAGCTGGGGCTGTGCCTGTTCCTACTGCTCCTGCTCCACCGATCGCTAGTGCGGTTGGTGTTGTGTTGGTTAGCGATGGCGTACCGTGAGTGTGATCTGTTCTCGCGTAGTTGGTTGATGATCCGCTACCGCTTGATGCTCCGTATGTTGTTTGCGCGGTTACTGATCCGAAGTTGGAAACCTGTGACCATGTTGATCCGTCATCGAAGTACATGATCTGTTGATCGGTTGCGAAGTAGAGGCGGCCGACTGTTCCTGCTGCTGGTCGTGCTGCGTATGTTCCAGAGATAACTTCAGACTCATTGAGTACGGATACCCATTGCGTTCCATCGTAGTAATAGATTTCTCCATCACCTGTGTTGAAATAAATCTGGCCAGCTGCCGGCGTTGACGGTGCTGCTGCAAGATTCTGGATTACGGCATTCGATAACTCGTTCTTATTGAGGTCGATGCCTACTAGGAATTTACGGGCCATTTTCTCTCCTTAGATCACATACGCAACGCCGCTAAACGCTGCTGTAAAAGTAATCACCATCTGGTTGACTGTAGGATAACTGAAAGTTCCCTCGCATTGCGTTCCTGCCGAATCGAGTACGACTGCGGTCGGGTTTCCTCCGAGGTTGTGATTGATTGTCCAGACTGCCGATGGCGAGTTCTGGGTGTGCGTATAGAAAATCTGAGCTGTAGCCGCGACTCCTTGTGGGCCGGGTGCTGTGATCTCAACGATCGCGTTGGTCGGTTTGATGATTACGACATCGTCTGCCATTAGCGTGTTACCTCCGCGCTGATCTCTGCTTGTCCTTGTGCAAGGCGTGTGGTTACTCCGCCTGTTGTGATCTCTAGGTCGTAGTAGTACACGCCGGGATCGATGTTGGTTGTCTGAGCTGCTGTTGCGTGAACATCGACTTGGCCAGCTGCGCCTGTGATCGTGATGCCGTTGCCGCTTGTGGCCAGCGATAGGACTGCTGTTGGTGATGATGGCAGGGATCGCAATTGCAGAGCTGCGCTCGCTCCTGTGAGGTTGACTGCCGAGGTTGCGAGCCCTCCTGAGATGTAGATGCCTGTTGCGCCGTTTGTGATCGTGAATGAGCTTGCTGTCGCTGTGGCTATTGAAACATTCTGGAGGTTGTAGATCGGTGGAGTTACGCCATCGATGGAGACGGTTTGGCCTGGCGTGAATCCGTTGACTGCGGTTACCGTGACGGTTGTTCCGTTGCCTGTGATGTTTGTGATCTCTGCTGGTTGCTTATAGATGAATGTTGCGTACCAATCCGCGCCTTGATCTATCGCGTACTCGCCAGTGAAGTTGAAACTTACGGCCATCTAGACTCCTCTGGTTATCTCGCTGTGCTTATGATAGCCGAGCCACACTTCATGCATAATGGCATTGATTTTGGATTGGGCATCGAGCACTTGGGGCAGATGTTAGCAAGGCTGTTGAAGTAATTGCTGATGCTTGATGTTCCTAGTAGATCGGCGAAGGCTTGCACCATTGCATCGAGTCTATCTGGCGATGTTGGATCGGCCGGTGTCCATGTGGTCATCTGATCTTCGAGCTTGTTGAATTGTCCGACATGATGAATGCGCCCTTGCTCGTACATCGCTGCTACTGGTTCTGCTCTCAGCTTCTTTCCTATGTGCGCTCTGATCTCACGGATCGGTAGGACTGGCCGCACTTGTTTGAGGACTGCGCTAACCATGTCGCCGCCTTGATTGACTTCCACGAGGATGCTGTCTGCTTTGTGTTGATCGAAGAGCTCGACTGCCTTTGTTGCCCATTCCAGAGGGCTGCCTCGCATTGAGTGATCTGCGATCAGGTAGCCATTGCCGTTTGTGTCGCAGCCGGCCACGATGATTCCTGTTTCATCTGAGGTTGCTTTGTTGGTCACGGCCGGATCGATCGAGACCACGACTCGTGACAAATTCGGTGCTAAATCTAGTCTGTTGCGATCGATGAGGCCCTTTGTCCAGAGCGCGCCTTCCACATCTTCAAGGATTTCGCCGTAGAGCTCTTGTCTGCCTAGTCGGGTTTCGTTGTATCTGGCCTGTAGTTCTGCGAGCGCGATCGAACTGAGGTTGGCTGCGTTGTCGAAGGTCGAGCCTCGTGTCACATATGTCGTGGCTCTGGTTATCAGCTCGCGGATCAGGGTTGTCGGTCTTGGCGTTGTTGTCACCACGACTCTGGGGTTCTCTCCAAGTCGTAAGCCGAATTGCAGCTGATCCCAAGTGTCCTCGTATTCCCATGCGGCTAACTCATCGCACCATGCGCCGTGATGTTGTGGGCCGCGTAATGTGTCTGGTTCTTCTGCTGAGAAGCCCTTGATCATTGATCCATTAGGCAGGTTTATCTTTGTGCGCGATCGGTTGTAATCGTTGTGATCGTAAAGGCCGTATCTTTTGAGAACGCTGAGGACTCCTGATTCGCCTTCGAAGCAGGTGTCTCTTACATCGGCGTGGGTTCTAGCTACTACTGCCCATCTCGTCTTGGGTCGGGTTATCGCTTCGTAAACTATCCACTCCGCCCCTGTCCTCGTCTTGCCCCACCCTCGCCCCGACAGGATCAGCCAGACTTGCCACATCGTCTCCGGCGGCAATTGGTTCTGTCTCGCCTGGATCTCCTGCCATTGCACTCTCGCTTGTGCTAGCTGCAGCGTTCTGTCTGAGTAGCTCTGCGAGATCACGGACTGCTCGGTCAATGCTCTCTCCTCCCTCCCACACGGTCACATCTTGCGCGATCTTGACTGGCATATCGAGGCCGAGGAGTTTGGCTCTGCGCTCCATGATCCGTAGGATCGTGGCTATCGAAGTGTTGTCTCCGTTCATGGCCTTTGGCCAGATTGCCAGCTGGAGGCGGTCTAGGCGGTCTATCTCTGCCTCACGCAGCTCGTCTGCTGGTTGCTGCTGTGTTCTCTTGATTGCCCTCTTGTAGGCCGAGTATGCCCCTGTGTGATCTGCGTAGCCGACCTGCTCTGCGATCCGTTGCCATGTCAGCCCTGCCCTGCGTAGTTCGAGGACTTTGATCTCCCTGTCCACGAGCTCTGGGCTGGGAACGGCGGCGTTGTGATTTGGCATGCTGGGATTACTCCTGTGTCACGAGCTGCGCTCGCTGGCCGGTGTAGGCCTCCCATCGCTTGATGATCACATCGCAGTATTTTGGATCGAGCTCTACAAGGTGGGCCTTCATGCCTAGTGTTTCGGCTGCGATCATGGTGCTGCCTCCTCCTCCGAATGGATCGAGGATGATCTTGCCTCGCTTTGCGCTGTTGCTCAGGAGTCGGGTTATGAGGGCTACTGGTTTCATCGTTGGGTGCTCTGCGTTCTTGCGTGGCCGTTCTATCCTGATCAGGGTGCTGTAATTGATTGCTTTGGTCAGGAAGGCTGCGAGCTCCTCCTTTGTCATCTTTGCGATCTCATTCGGGCCGTATTCAAGGACTGTCGTGTCGTTGAACGGGCCGTACCAGGGATGAGCTGCGCCTGGCTTCCATCCGTAGAGGATCGGCTCATGCTGCCAATTGTAATCTTGTCTGCTCAGTACGAAGTTGTCTTTGACCCAGATGAGCACTTGCTTCATCATCCATCCTGCATCGGCAAAGGTTGTGCGAAAGGTTGTCGCTGCGTTGTCTGCGTGGCACACATAGATCGGGCAGCCTTCTTTGGCGTTGAGCCACATTGCCGCGTATGCCTTGCGCAAGAAGGTATCGAAGTCTGCCTCGCTCATCGCATCGTTCTGGATTGTGAGCTTGTCTTTTGTGCCGCCTTCGTATGCGACATTGTAGGGAGGGTCGGTAAAGATGCATTCGGCCAGCTGGCCTTCGAGGACTGTCTCGAGCACTTTAGGATCGGTGGAGTCGCCGCAGATGAGTCTGTGATCGCCGAGCTGCCACATCTGTCCGAGTCGGCTTGTCGGTGTCTCTGGGGTTTCTGGGATGTCATCCTCATCAGCCGGATCCGGCTTCTCCATCTGTCTTTGATCAAACCCAAGTGCCTCGATATCCCAGCCTTCTTGCTCGAGCTCGAGGAGCTGCTTGCCTAGTTCTGCCTCATCCCATTCCGCTAGTTCTGCTGTGCGGTTGTCGGCGAGCGCGTATGCCTTTGATGTTTCTTCATCCCATTCAGCTGGGGCTTCTACGACCTGGATCTCTGTCCAGCCTAGTTGCCGAGCCGCCTCGAGAGTGCCGTTACCGGCGAGGACTTGTGATCCTCGCACCACGATCGGTTTGCGCTGCCCGAAGCGGCTCAGACTATTTTGGATGGCCCGAAGGTTTCTCTCGCTGTGCCTTCGAGCATTGCGCGGATCGAGAGTTAGTGAATCGATGGATACGGTTACGGTATCCATTGCGCCTCCTAATATTCAATCGAAAGGTAAATGAAGAACAGATCGATGGTGAAGTGCCATCGGTCTATGTAGAACCCTAATCCAAAGAACTTGCCAACGCCAATTATCACCCACAAGTTGCGCACTTGGAATTCTTTACTCATTGGGGAAGGGTTTGCCGTTGTTGACGAGGTTTAGTCGTGCATCGAGTAGGTCGTCTATCGAGTTCT